GTTTATATAATTTGATTTATGATTATCAAATTGATTTAAAGAATCCAATAGGAATAAGCACTATTTTTAAATTAGAAAGTGAGGTTTAATTATGTCTTTCTCCCTTGTTCAAGCAATCCCCTTGATGGCAGTATTCATAGTCATTTGTATACTACCATTGCTTATTATTATGAGTGTAGCAAATAGTAAGAGTAGGAAAAGAGTGCAAGAGTTAGAGGCGGAATTGAAAATATTGAGGGGTCATTTTGAAAAGTAAAAAGTATTTTTTAAAAAAAGATAAGAGAGCGAAGAGAAGAGAAGTAAAAAGCTTCAAAATCAAAATATCTAAGATTAATTATAAATGTATCGCTAATAAAACTATAGTTGATGTTGAAAAAGATTTATCTTTTATTTTTTCTTTAGAGTTTTTTAAAGATATTTCAACAAGAGATATGACTCCAGAAGAAGTAAACAAGTATAAAAAATATACTAATGATGCACTAGAAAGAACTGAAAATGCAGTTTTAGAATCTCAACGAGAATTAATGAATACTTCAGCACCTACTAGAAAAGATATAAATATTTCTTGGAATGAAATAACTGGTAATCCTACTGATGATTTAAAAGAGTTTAAAGAATGGTTTTCTAAATTAGATGTTCCACCATTTTAAAGGTTAATTTCTTGTGATATTAATCACATTTACCCTTAATTTTCTCTTATTTTCTGAAAAAGTAAAAGAAAGAATTGAGATATATCAAGGTTTGGGGGTAGTATTCTACAGTTAAAAGTGTATGTGTAGAATCGTGAGCGGGAATGTTTTTGATTTATGTTAGGTTTATTGGTCAGAAAAAAAGCCCCATTTCTGGAGCTGATATTTCGGTTTTTATAAAAAATCGTAAGGATCATAATTTTGTAATTGTGAATAAAAAAATTCTTTTGATTTTTCATAAGTTAAATCATTTTCTAACTTATATATCCTACAAATCATTTTTAAAATTTGAACTATTGCATATTCTTCTTTTTTTGCAGATATATTTTCCCATTGAGAAAAAAGCCCATCATTTTCCCAAAAATCTACAGATCGCCCATAAATATAACCTTTATCAATAGTTGCGGTTTTTTCATAATATCCAGCAAAAAGATCATTTATAGTGAGTTGAAAAAAATTCACTTCTTTAGTTCTGTTGAAAAATGCTTCAAACTGGTTTTTTTCAATTAATTCGAGATTAAAATCAGGTTTATTATTTTCAAGTTCCATTCTGCATAAACCACCATAAATAGAATACTTTTCAGATAATGAATCCAACTCAGTTTTGTTTTTATCTAAATCCTTTAATTTTATTAAAAACTCTGTTAATTTCATCTTCTTCACCTTTTGTTTGTAAGCCTTTCGACTTGATATACATTATTGTAATACATATACCGTGATATGTCAAGTAATTAAATAAAAGTTTTTTCAAATAATTCTCTTTGACTTAATCCTAGTGCTTCACATTGCTTTTTAAAAGCTTCTGCAGATTCATTGCATACACCTTCAATGGTTATTTTTTTGGTAGTAGCTTTCTTATTATCTCTATATTTTTTCTGAGCTACTGGATCATACTTTGCGATACGTTTTTTTACTTCTTTCATGTTTACCTTTTCCCTTACAGGTATAATAATAGTACTAAATGTTTAAAGCCTAGTACCGCAAATACTAGGCTTTAAAACTAAAAGCTAATCTATGTAATTTATTTCAACACCTTGAACTTCATCAAGCAAATTGTTTTTTATGAAGTCTTGAATGCCTTGAAGAAACTCTTGATAAGTTTCTTCGTTATCTTCTTTACCTTCATTTTTTAACCATTCAGAAAAGCCAGAATACATATTAACCCATGATCCACAATCTTCTGATAAAAAAGCTACTGGAGAAAGACCGTCTATTAAATAACCAGATGTAGAAGTTTTTTGAATACATACATCTAAAGCTTTTAATAATTCGGTTTTAGATACTGTTAAAGTTGTTATTTTTTCAATAATGCAATTAGAAAGCGAGGTTTTATAGTTTTCAAAAGCTTCGTCATCATCATTTGAATTTGTATCAGCTAAAAACTCTTTATAACTTAAAACATAATCACAGTCACCTTTATATCCATTTTCTTCAATAACTTGTAATCCATCTTCATAAGCTAAATCTAAAATTTGACTTGTTGTTAAATTTGTCATATTAATCCTTGGTTTTAAAGTCTTGAACCTGACTACTAAATGTTTTGAAAGCTTTTGTAACTTTCATAATATAATTATATCATCATATACCGTGATATGTCAATAGGGTAAATAAAAATAATTTAAAATCTTTTCTGCATTAAAAAAGAACCTCATAAGAGGCTCTCTTTTTTTACCTTACAGGTATTAATTGTTACTCGCTTTTAGGCTTGGAAGATTGAATTTACTCAGTTAGTCTGAATATAATGTTTCAATCCCTTACAGGGTTTCTTTTACTTCCATGATCTAATTCTACTACTGAAATAATAGAAGTCAATACAGCATATTTCTAGGTAAATGTGTATACAGAAAGTGTAAAAATACCTTATTATGCTATAATTAAAGTTATATTTCACTAAAGAAGGGCTTCTGAATGAAAATATCAATACGTCAAATTGAAAAAGATCAACATAATTTCGCTATAGAGCAAGAGAAACAAGAACTAGAAAGATCTAGACAAGCAAGAGAAACAAAGAAACCTATGCGAGTGTCAGAACAAACGGCAGAGAACATAAGAAACATGATAAACAAAGTAACTAGACATTTAAATCAAGCGTGTCCTACTTTTACACATTCAGATAATGATAACGTTATCAGACTTGAAGTGAGATTATAGAGTATGATTGATGATAAAATACCACCACCACCACCCAAACCAGAACTATTACAAATTAGAATTATAAAAGATCCTTATTTTGATGATCCTAGTTTTGCATTTTTAGCTAGTTTCATTATTGGATTTGCTTATTTATTTACTTTTGCTTATATATTACTATCATGATATTTTATTTGACTATAATAATACTTTCGTTTTCCTTTGGTGCTTTGGTAGGTGCTACATTATGCTTTGATTTGAGTGTGAATTATGAAAAAGAAAAATAAAGTTATTCCTACGGCTCCACATGAAAAAACTAAGAAACAATTACAGGCTGAAAGTAATCTATTAAATGACTCACATAGAGATTTGAGTAAGTCTATTTTTTAGATTTTAATTATAAATCTGATAAAAAATAAATATAGGTATTGTATAAAGTGCTATAATCATTATATACGTTACAGTATAGAACAAATGAGAAAAATATCATGGCAGGAAAAGGCAACAAAGGGAAGTACTTTGATAATCCCGATAATGTAAAAAAGTTTCTAGAAATATATAAAGAATATGATGGTAACTTATCATCATGTGCAAGGATTCTAGGCATTACATTTCAAACAATATGGGAATATAGAAAGCTTAACGAATCATTTAAAGAGCTGCTAGATGAGGCTGAGAATGAATTAATAGAAAAAAGAAAGTTTAACGAAAATATTTACAAACAAAATTGTGGTATTAATGCTTTAAAAAAACTTGATACTACACTTGAGAAAATGAACTATGATGATATCAAGAAATCTAAATCGTTATCTAGTATTTTAATATTTGCAAATAAATCTTTGAATGGAATGGTGGAAAAATCTTCAACGGAGGTCACAGGATCTAACGGAAAAGATTTAGAATTTACTTTAAATTATATAGCTCCTGCTTTAGATGAAGTTATTCATAATGAAGATGAATAATGAATGTAATAAACTTTGCCCCATCTAAAAAACAAGATCAAGCATACCAGTTATTAGAAGATAAAAAAACTGAAAGTGTGCTTTTTGGTGGTGCGGCAGGTGGCGGAAAAACTTATTTTGGCTGGTATTGCGGCGATTGCGGTATAAAGGCTCTAGGGGATTGATAGCAAGAGAAATAAGAAAAACCTTGCTTACTTCAACCCTAGTTACTTACCGTAAAGTCCTGCGAGAAATGGGACTAATCCAAAACAAACACTACAAATTCAACGGAACACAATTAACTTTTACTTTTCTAAATGGCTCTACTGAAGAGTTCACACATTTACCTTTTAAACCTTCTGATCCTGAGTATGGTTATTTAGGTTCTACAGAATATACAGATGTTTTTTTAGAAGAAGCTTCCGAAATTAGAGAGAAAGCGTATGAAGTTGCTAAGAGTCGTATTAGATGGCAAGTATCTGAGAATGGATTAATACCAAAGGTTTTTATCACATGCAACCCCACAAAGAAATGGTTATTTAAAGAATTTTATCAACCATCAAAAAACAAGACTTTGCCTACTGATAGATCTTTTATTAATGCCAGGGTAATTGATAATCCTGATCCTGAATTTGTAAAAGTATATTTAAATAATCTGAATAAAATTAAAGATCCTGTACTACGTGCAAGATTAAGAGATGGTGACTGGGAATATGAAAATGATAGTAATATTTTATTTAATTATGATTGTTTAATAAATTTAGCTTTTAATTATCATGTAGAAAGAAACAACAAGCACAGATTTATTACAGCTGATACTTCTAGATATGGTAAAGATAAAACTATTATATACGTTTGGTATGGTTTAGTAGTAATTGAAAGAATAGAAATAATTCACTCAAGAGAAAAGTTTGTAAATGCTACAGACGAAACTGTAAACAAGATTGAAGAGTTAGAAAAAAAACACTATATACCTAGAACTAATGTGATTATTGATGAACTTGGTGCAGGTGGTGCAGGTGTAATAGATAGATTATATGGTTGCAAAGGTTTTGTTGGATCTTCTTCTTCTAAAAAATCTACAAATGAAGAACTAAAAGAAACATATCAAAATTTAAAGGCTCAATGTGTATATAAGCTAAGTGAATTAATTAATCTAAATCTAATTTACTTTGCAGTACAAAATAATGAAATACATCAAATGATAGTAGATCAAGCTAATGCACATAGAAAAGTTGATAATGAAAAAAAGCTTTGTATTACTCCTAAAGATGAAATAAAAGTATTACTAGATGGTCATAGTCCTGATGATTTTGACAATTTTATAATGAGAATGTGGTTTGAGTTAGGGGATCTATATGATCCTTTTGGAGGTCTGTAATGAAAAAAAGTACTAAATATAAAAGAAATGATAGCAATATGGTTGCTAAAAGTTCTCAAGCATTGGATAAGTTTGATAGTTGGGATACGTTTATTTCTGCTATGGGATCAAGATTTGAAGGTAAAGCGAATAACTTTAGTTTTTCTAGGAAAAGTAGGCTATCACTAGCAGAGATAGAAACATATTTTTCAGATGATAGATTAGCAAATAAAACAATCAAAAAACCTATTGAAGATATGTTGAGGCAGGGTATAGAGCTAAAGCATGAAAAAAAAGACGATATTACAAAGCTAATTGAAAAGTATGACATTTATCAGTTAGTCGATGATGCTTTGTTACTCGATGGATTCTATGGTGGATCTGCTGTAGTAATGGTAATTGATGATGGACAGTATAATGCTAATGGTGAAATAGATCACTCAATGCCTTTGAAACTAGATAATATAAAGTCTATAGATGATTTATTTGTAGTAGATAGATTTTTTCTTAATCCTACAAGTTCAAACTTACTTACTGAGCCTGAAACATATACTATTAGTGAGTTTGATAATAAAAAAATACATAAGAGTAGGTTAATTTTATTTAAGGGTATCTTTTCAGGTATAAGGAACAGACAAAGAAATAATGGCTTTGGTGAGTCAATGATATTTCAGATCAAAAAAGAATTGAGTAACTACCATATAAGTAATAATTTACTACCCGAAATACTCATACAATTTGTCACAAATGTAATTAAATTTGATGGAATGACACAAGCTATCCAACAGGACGGAGAAGATAAGATATTAAAAAAAGCTACTTATTTACAAGCCGGACGTACATTATTAGGCTCTTTGGTAATAGATAAAAATGACGACTTTGTGCAAAGAACAATTAACACAAGTGGCATTGAACAATTAATGAAATATATTGAAAAGAGATTATGTACAGTAGTAGAAATACCACATACTAGGCTTTTTGAAGAGTCAACAGGTGCAGGACTTTCAAATAATGGTGATAATTCAGAACAATCAAAGCAGTATTATGACTCAATTAAAAGTAAACAGGTAAAGAAACTTACAAAGCCTTTTAAGCAAATACTAGAGATTTTTGCAGCACTTTTAAATATAAATGAAATGATAGCTTGGGATTTCTGCGAACTTAAGCAAGAGTCCATAGAACAAAAGATTAAGAATAAAAAAATCGTTGCTGATACTGACAGAATTTATAATGAAATGGGTCTAGATGGTAAATTAATTGTAGAGAAAAGATTTACCAATGATTATTATTCGCACGAAATGAC